TCATTCGGTCTCTCCTCTGATCTTGGCGCGCACATCTCTCGCTTCCTCGCGCGCATACGTGGCTTCCTGATCGGCGTAGATGCGGTCAGGCATTTGAGTATCGGACCAGCCTCCGAGCCGCTGCAGTCCCTCGCGGCTGATGCCGGCAGCCTTCGCCGCGTCGACTGACTGGCGCTTCAGGGAGTAAGCTCCGCGGCCGTGGATATGAGGAACTCCGGCGAGCTGCTCCGCCTCTTTGAACCAGCCGTCCAGGACATCCTTGCCGAGTGACTTGGCGTTGAGGTGCTTCCTGATGGTTGCGTGCGGATCGGCCTTGGCCGGATCCTTCGGCCGCGCATCGATCAGCGAGCCTGCCGGAAAGAGCGGGTAGTCAGCGGCCTCGGCTTCGAGCTCGCGAAGGTAGCCTTTAGTAAGGTGGTGCTGTACTACGGCCTGTTGATTCTTGGTGAGTAGCACGACTTCGCCGTGCTTGTGACCGCGGCCGTATACCGTAAAGCTCGCGTGATCGAGATTGAGATCCGATCGACGAGCGCGAACTACCTGGCCAAGCCTGAGCTCGGCTCCGAGCGTCAGCGCCAGCTCGAGACGGGGATCGGCCTCTCCAGCCTTTGACATGATCGCACGCATCTCATCGAGCGTCACTCGCAGACGTTTTACATTGGGAAGCGCGCGAGATCCGGTCAGCTCGAGCCAGTCCTTCCGCATTTCCTCCTTCCACGTCCGCGGCAGCGCACACGCACCGAGTGGTATCAGCTCTTCATCGCGCAGCCAGGCAGCAACAGCGAGCACCCGGGCGATCGTGATCTCCGTCCCGCGCAGCCCGTCGTGTTTTGCAGCGTGCAGCTGCAGAATTCGCCAGCGCCATAGCTTCCGAATGTCGCGCCTCTTGATCGCTTCCCACGGCGTATCACCACCCCAGTGCTCGATCGCGCGCTTCATCTCGCGCTCGACCTCACGGCGATGGGGCGAGTCCACTGGATACTTTCCGGTGAGGCGATCGAGGATCCGCTCGAGGCCCTGCGCGATCGTGAGCGGCGCAGTCGCTTCCCTCTCTTCGGGAGACAGGCCACCCACCAAGGCCGCGTATTTCGACGCGGCCTGCTCGAGCGCCCACTTCTGCGTCTCGGGATCGATCCTGCCGCGCGGAGTCCGGAGCGGCCGCTTGAGCGACGTCCGCTTCCAGTTGCCGCCAAATCTCCACCGGAGGTAAAGAGTGCCCTTACGAGAGGGCTCCTCGTACACGGTCACCTTGTGAGGCAGAAAGCCGACGGACATCTCCCACCACTCCGGTGACCTGGTCACGATGCTCTCGCCAGCGGGACGCGCTTCGAGTCAGCGGAAATGAGGTAGCCCTTCGGGCCATCGATCGCCGGCAGCTGTCCGTTCCGGATCCAGTTACGCACTGTCTGCGGCGTCACCTTCTCGCGTTTCGCGTACTGGTCGACCGTGAGCCGGGTCTCGGCCGACTGCGCCGATCTGATGCGCGCAGCCAGCTCGCCGGCGCAATACTCGAGTGTGTCTGCGATCGGATCGGCCGTCGAGATGCGCCGGCGCTTCTTGGCCTCATCGACCCAGCCTTTGGTCACGCCTTCCACCGCGGCGACAGCGACGACGCCCGTCATCTTCCGAGCGCCGGCGAAAGATTCTCGTTCAGGAACGCGGCCGTCAGATCAGTCCATTCCGCTTGATTGGGCTTCGTCAGGCGAGGAATGAGCGCAACCTTCCCGCACGCGCACAGACAATACTTGCGAGCATAGCAGATCTCCGACGAGCGATCCTTCTCGTCGATGCAGCGGTGGGTGTGCACTTCGCCGGTCACAGCGACACTCCGTGATGCGAGCTGAGGACAGAGCGCGCAGTGTCGACACGGTCGTAAGCCGTGCGATCCCCATTGTTGCGATCGGGATGCGTAAAGGAGATCGCCCGACGAACAGCATCCTTCGCGATGTCAGCTGATGCAGTGATCTCGCCTCGGCTCTGCCCGGTGATCTCAGAGAGAATCGCCGCAGCGGCGTCCGCGTTGATCGTCGTGGTCGACGTCGAGCCTATCTGTTTGAAGCCCGCATACTGCTCACCGGCGGTCGTGACCTCGTAACGATCCACCAGGCGCAATGCTTCCAGTGACTTTGCGATCGCATAGAGATTCGACTGCCAGTCTCGGAACACATCGCACTTGTAGATCAGCCGCGGCCGGCCATCGATCGCCCGGGCCTGAAACTGCAGCATGATCGCGGATGACGCGGGCCGAGCATCCGCGCGTAGCTGGCCATCGCTCCGGATGTGACGCGCCTCGACGTCCATTCGCAGAACGACGTCGACCGCATTCAGGTGCCGGAGCTCGCGCTCCAAGTCCTTCATGATCCGCGACCAGGGCGCACCGCGTTCGCTCGAGCGGTAGCCGCCACCGCCAGAGTACTCGACCATCTTCGTCTTCCGGAACGGCGTGTACTTCTGCTCGGATCCGTGACGGCGCTTGCCCGGCCACTTCGCGATCGGCTGCACGACGTAGTCGAGACTCATACGGTTGCCGCCTCCTTGGGGAATTCGCGGACGCGCAACTCTTCCGGCCATTCAGCGGGATCGCCGCCGTGTGAATCATCCAGCTTCTTTATGAAGAGGTCGCCGTCCGAGTGGTGGAAACTCGGCATCGGATTCCCGCGCCTCTCTTCGTCCTCGAGCTTGAAGCCAGGCTCTGCTCCCAGCTGCTTCACGAACACCGGCAGGCCAGACCTTCGGCACTGACGCACGATGTCCCGTATCCACTGAACATCGCACGACCGAGCATTCGGCCCCGATTCTCCGCCGACAATCACCCAATCCACCGGCCAGCGAAGCAGGATAGGCCCGAGCAGTGGCTCGTGCGAGACGAAACGGTATGCTGCGGGTGTCGCCATAAGCACCGGGATTCGCTCGTCCGCCGTCGACTGATCCTCGGCACTGACGCCCAGCAAGACGTTGGGCGGCGGCCATGTCGGGCAGAGCGGCCACGCGAGCCCGAGAGGCAACGCAGTATCCGAAAGGACCTGAGACATCTTCGCCGTTGAGCGATCGCGCCGGTCGACGAGTTTCGATAGGATGTAGTCGCGCATCCGCCCGGGCCGCTTGGTCAGCACCTGAAATGTGTGACGCGTCGCGAGCGTCATTACGGCGTAGATGCGATCGAGCTGCTCGTCGGTGACGCGCTCGTGAAACAGATCGCTCATCGAGTTCACGAAGATGCGCTGCGGCTTCCGCCAACGGAGCGGATCGTTAAGGTGCTTTTCGACGAACATGATCTTGCCGGTCCAGCGGGCTTCGCCCTTCGACGTGCGGCGAGCGAGGCCTGCGTATGCCTGGCCCGGTCCGGAGAACCGTGCTGCGACGACTTCCGCGTAACAGTGCCGGCATCCCTCCGACACACGCGAGCAACCGCGGATCGGATTCCACGTCGCATCAGTCCACTCGATGCCGGTGTTGGTGCTCATAGGTTGATCGTGTGATGGGCGGAGATGCACTGAGTCGCGTGATCCAGCTCCTTCTTGCGCCGCGCGATCGACTCTCTCGCTTCAGTGACCGCCCGAATCGCCGAGCCCTTGTCAGCCAGGACCGCGTTCGCGGTGCAGCTCGCCGTGTAGGACGCGATCAGGACCGCGGCCTTCTGAGCCGCGATCGTCGCCGTCGAGTCCTTCGTGCTCCCGATCGCCATCGTTACGCCGACTTACTCAGTGGGAGCTCGTCGCTCTCTTCGCCCGTGACCGGTGGATAAGCGCGCTCGAGGTCGGCGATCCACTTAGCTGCAGTCTCCTTCGAGATTCCTCTCTTCAGGCGATTCCGCACATGGCTCTTCGTCTGCTCATTGACACGAGTGTCTTCGGTGAGGTCGAGCAGGCGGGAGATCTGCTCCTCTGTCGCTTTTTCGCCGGCGACCATCGGAGGCGCTGCTGCAGCTGCTGCTTGTGCCGCCGGACGCGTCGATCTGAGTGGAGCGGGGGAGTAATAGTCCTCGCTGGCGCCTTCGGCGCGCGCCTGCTCTGGCGTCACAGCCTTGACCGCCGGCAGCGCGAGCAGCTCGTCTCGAGTATTGGCGATCTGCCGATCGATCCGCTCTTGGTTGAGCGCGATCAGGCGCTTCCGCTCGTGTAGCACGGCGAGGATCTCGGCCTGCGGAATCAGATCGAGGATCGCGTTTCGCTTCGCCACAGAGAGAGCCTTGCGGTCAGCCTTGTCGTCGAACGTCTTCGAGCCGTCGCGCTTCTTCAGGTAGTAGGGATAGAACGCGACGCCTACGCTCTCTCGCTTGGTCCGCTGATCGCGCATGATGACCGTTGCACGGACGCCGCGTTCGTCGTTCTGAGTCGCTTCCCTGACGTCGACACCATAGGGCGGGATCCCGATCGGACAGCCTCGCTCCGCCTGGATCCGCGCGAACTCGTCGGCGCCAATGACGCCCACGCCCTCGATCTTCTTGCCGGCGACGTCGAACTCGTAAAACCAGTTCGCGGTGACCTCGCCCATAAATGCGCCGAGCATGGCTTCATCGTCGCGCTCGCGAATCAGGGCTGTGATCTCGACACCGTCGACGATCGCGATCGCTCTCGGCTGCTCAGACTGTGTCGCCACCGCGGTCGATTGGCTAGGCGCGGTCGTGGTGGGCGCAGCTCCACCTTCTGTGCGCTCTTTAGTGTGCGTTGTCGTCATGATGCCTGCCTCTCCTTGTTAGCGCGGATCTCCACGTCCAACTCCTCGATCGCGCCCATCAGTACCGTTGCCGCGTGGTCCACTGCCGCGACTGCCGCGTGCAGTTCCTCGTTCGTGTAGCTGTTGCTGGCGAGCAGGATCCGGAATGCGATCCGCGCTTCGCGGGCCCGATCGATCTTCTGCGCCGTCCGGCGCATTGCCTCGACGAGAGGTGACCAGGGCTTGGGCGTCGCCGGATACTCGATCGCTAGTGACCGCGGTTGCTTCCGTAGTCGGAGCCATCTAAGCCACCCGCGCACAGCTATCCCGCTTCATGTGCGCTTTCCGTTGCTCTCGGCGATCGACGCGCGGAGCTTTGTGATCAGCGTCGGGACGTCGTGGGTGAAGACCTCGATCGCGGTAGGATCGTCGGCAGAACCCACGAACCGAACTTCTGGCCGTTGGGATCCCGAGCTGCGTTTCATATGCGCGGTGATCGCCCGAGTGGATTGTGCAGCCCACCGCGCAGCCCTTGCCGTACTCCCAGTAGACGCCGTGCACGATCTGATCGGCGGCGCGGTGTGCTTCGACGCGCTTGACGTACTTCGCCTTCACCTTCGGGTCACCATGGAACGCGCGAAGTTCTGATACCGCTGTGGCCGTCATTGTGGGAGCGCCTCCTTGGCGCCGTAGAGTTCCTCGAGCGTCGACTGCTTCATCTCCAGGAGAATCGAGATGTAGGCGTCGAGCTCTTCGACGAAGTGACTGAGCCGTGGGACGGAGTGATCGCCCTGGTCGATTGCGACCTGGTCGCAATTCATGTCGCCCTCTACGCGTGTCTCGAGAGGGCTCAACTTCTTCAAATTCCGAACTGCGCCGCGCCGCGTTGAACGGAAGAACGAGGAGATGATGTGTGAGACGCGCTCGACGTCGGTGAGCGGCGCGCGATCATTGAACGCCTCGGTCAGCAGGATGCCGATTGTCTCGGGAGCTCTGTTCTTCCCCTGCTGAACATCCTTGTGCAGCTGCTTCGCGCGACGACTGCGACGACCGTTGACGTGAGCGCGGAGAGCGAGCAGCGCGCCGCGCAGTTCGGCAATGAGCCGATCCTGTTCCACCTGGCCGATTACCGGGTGGTAGGCGGCGCGGCGCTCGCGAGTTAGGCTCGGAGGTATGGTCACGACCTCGCCGGCGCCGACTCGCTCATTTCGTTTGCTGGCGGGAATACTTCTTCGACCGGGAGGCCAATGCGTCGCGCCACCATCTCCTCAACTACTGGATCGCGACGAAGGCCGCTAATGACTTGCGACACATGCCCCTCAGAGCGCTTTAGCTGGCGCGCAATTCCTGCTGCTTTGCCGCGTCCCAGCCTCTGCTTGCGTTCACTTCCCGTGAGTGGCATCGTCCCTCTTACGAAAGCTTACGTAACTACTCTCTGCTCATATCTAACGCGTTTGAGTAATTTCGCAAGGGGTTACGGTAATAAATGGTGACCGCCTTCAGTTCGAGGGCTTTTCAGGACCGGCTCAGCTTCGCGATCGGGCAGGCCCTCACTCGTCAGCGGTTTGAGAACCAGGCACAGTTGGCCACCAGGCTGACGGATCTGTCAGGCGTCGACATAAAACAGTCGGCTGTCTCGAGATGGACCACGGGTAGCAGGCCAGGCTTCGAGCATTTGGTGGCGCTCGCCGAACTCGCGGCTGTTGATCCTGGCTGGCTCGCCGTCGGCTCTCTATCGAAGGCACCCGAGCCGGATGCCTATCTGCCGCTACGCGAGTCCGAGCAGGAGGAAGCCGAAGTCGCTGTCGAGAGGATTACGCCGGTTGTGAAGAAGACGAAGCCGGCGCCAAAAGGCGCCCCTGCGCTGAGCGCCAGGAAGAGCGGCGGAGGGTCTAGATGACTTTCAGTTGCGGCTGTGGATCTTCGCGCTCGAGGTATCGCCAGAGTCCGTCGATCCGGGCCTGCGTCACCTTCTTCTTGGGCCACTCCACGTACATCACGACATGGCCCGTCGAATCGGTTACCTCGAATCCCCGCCAGTCCCGCGAGCGGTGCACGACCTCCTCTACCCCGCGTTTGGACGCCGGCGGGCTGTCGCGAAATAGCTCCGGATGCTTGCGATAATAGTGAGAGAGGACGCGATCGATCCGATGCCTGGTCTGTACGCTGATCGGCACCTCACTGCGCGCCAGGCGCTCGATCAGCCGCGGCTCGAGCTCACATTCGCGCGCGAACATGTCGACGTCCGAGAGTCCCGCATCGAACAGTCGACAAAGCTTGTGGCAGAGAAGGCGGGGATTATAGACAGCCATTTTCGGTCGATCTTCGGGATGCATAACTTGCACCTCAACCGATGACAGGTCAATCACTCAAATTATCCGTTTACGCATGAGGTTGGGATGTCGATTTCATATCACCAGAGGGGCACTTTTCTATCACTCTGCTTACGCGGATCCCTCCTCGCAGTAGTTAGCGGGTGCAGTTCCCCCACCGCGTTTGATCGACCGGTCGTCCGCTCAGTGCGAGTGGCGCTGTTCGGAGATTCGAACACCGATTTTGGCTACGAGGGCGATGTGATCGTCGAGGCGTCCTACATTTCTGGGAATGCCAAGCGCTTGGCTCCGGGAGCGCCCAACGGTTCGCACCAGCTCGCCGGGCTCCTCGAAGCGCTGTCGACAGGCGAGTTCGAACTCAAGGCAATCAATCACGGGCTCGGCTATTCCGGCTCGGGCGTAGGCTTCGATTGGGCGCCTGGTGCGCGCTACATATCGAAGGGGATAACGCGCTTCGAAGCCGAGGTATTGGGTCGCGGTCGGCCGACCTGGGATGGCGACACCGGAATTCCGCGCATCGAGGCGTTCGTGCCGACGAGCGCCGATTATGCATACGTGTCAATCGGCACGAACGATTCCGCGATCTACTTCATGTCTCCGGATTCCACGTTAGCCGATCTCTCGTGGATGGCGGACCAGTGGGTAAGCGCCGGGAACGCGCCGTCGCACTTGATCATTACGACGCTGCCGCCGTTCTGGGGACACAACATCCCGCTCATCAATGCGGGGATCCGGGCACTCGCTCGAGCGAAAGGCCTCTCGCTCTTAGATCTGTCGGCGCATCTCTCGACCGACGACGGCCAGACATGGGCAGCGCCGGAGCTCACCGTCGGCGACTACCTGCACTACTCGACCCCAGTGCGACAGTGGATTGCCAGTGAGATCGCGGCGATCATTCAGGCGCGGTGAACGATTTGCAAGCTGATCTCGACCGTAGTCGCGATCACGACCGAGTGTTTGGTCATGATCGGCCGCCAGAACCGCCGTAGGTAATGCTCATCCCGCACTGGCCGAAGAACGGCATCGGGTGATGATCCCCGGCCGGCGGCACGCCATTCCAGAAGAGAAGGAAGTGGAGCATCTCGTGTTTGATCACGAGCTCCTCACCGCGGTGAGGCAGGGCGACGAAGATGAGCCCTTCCAGGATGTAGCTCTGACCGACGGCCCAGTTGACGTAGAGAATTCCGTCATCCCCCCAAAAGAGCGAGGGGCGATCCTTATCGTAGAAGTGGACCGCGTTAACCTGGAAGAAGCGAACGCGCGAATAGAAGTAGGGGAGCGAGAGCCCCTCACACTCGGCGATCTCGTGCCACCACCGGTCGTAGTCCTCATTCGGCAGATACTCGCTTACGATCGGGAGCATCGGCGAGATCCTGGAGCCCGTGTCCGGAACAGCGAAGTGCTTCTCGATCCGGATGCTGTCTTGCGCCTTGAGCTCTGCCCCCCCCGTGACGCAAATGAGGAGGAGCGCCGGGAAAGCGAGGCGGAGAATTGCGCGGGCCCTCTCGAGCCAGCGCCGGCGACGACGCTTCATAGCTACCGTCCGAGCGTAAAGATTTTGCGGACCGCTTTCGCGGTTTCTTGCGGGTGGGCCGCGATGACGGCGCCGACGACCACGCCGGCGACTAGGCTTTCCTTTCGGGACAGGCAGGGAACGAAGGGCAGGATCCGGCATTGATCCGCCTGCGCCTTCTTGAGGTCGCCGCGTAGGTTGTCCATCGCGGTGACAACGCTGTCCGAGTGATGCTTCCAATCGTCGCGATCGCGCGTGAGGAGGAGTTTCTGCAGCGAGTCGCTTCGGTGTACGCGGCGGAGTGAATCGATCTCGATGACGTGGAGCGAGTCGCGCTTCCGCCACATCTCGAGCGAGTCGCGGACAGTGAGAGCATTCTGACCCGCGGTGTCGGCGACCTGGTGAATCCGGTCCGCCTCCTTCATCGCCTTGTCGTCTATACGCCTAGCCGTATGAACAGCGGAGTCGAGCTTGGCCGAGGCCTTCGCCCGTTCCACGTGGGCAGTGTCGAGCTGCTCAGACTTGGCGACGTCCTTCTCGTATTTGGCGGGCGAGACCCTCCGGAGGAAAGCAAACCCCACGATCGCAACCACGACGATGACGGCCGCGACCACAACGAGCTTCTTGAGCTCCGACTTCACATCTTCCCAGATCATGGCGCGTCCTCGTTGACTGTGAGGACGTAGGTGATCTCGTCCTGTTTGTAGAAATCCATCTCCGCTTCGTAGAGATCGCGGAACTCGTCCCACTGGCCCATGTAGACCGTCTGGCAGCCCGCGCTCGTCGTCGTGTTGAAGCCCGCGTGATGGACGTGGATGTAGAACTCACCGGTCTCCTTGACGCCGTTGTCGCGGAGCACCGTGACAGGCCCGGCCTGGACGAGGCACTTGTACGCGCCAGGCGTTCCGGGGTGGTGGATCCCGCGCTTCATCTGCCACGCGCCAGGCTGCAGCACGGCCAAGCGGCCGCCCTTGGTCGACGGATCCGTGTTGCCGTTGAACGTCCGGTAGGTCCGCGGCGAGATGATCACGAGCGCGTCGTCGAAGATTCCGCGGTCGTTCTTTCCCTTCTCGCCCATCGTGTCGCGGAAGTAGCCGCGCTCACCGAGGATGACGCAGCGATCGATCGCGATGCCGTAAGCAGCGAGCAGCTTCTCGGCTGCTTCGCGCGGGAGCTGCGGCCGCGCACCGGGGAGAACGCGAATCATGGCTTGGCGTCGTCCGATCGACGTGTCGGAGTATCGACCGGTGCCGGCGGGACTCTCGAGCTCGCGAGACGCTGGATCCAGCTGAGGATCGCACCCAGAACAGGAATCGGTTGAGCGCCGAACTCCTCACGGTGATGCGCGATCGATTGGAGATCGACGGCAAACAGCGAGATCGCGATCGCGGTCGCAGCTGCGCCCTTCGTGTCACCCCATCCCTGCGCCTGGACGAACCCCTCGAGGACGCGGACCAGGAAGAGCAGGAGGACGCCCGAGATCTTTCCCATCGCGCCGCGATGCGCGATCACGGCATCGTATGTCTTGGTCGACTTCGCGGCCTTGACGCCAAGCCAGTAGTCGACGATTCCGATGAACACGACGAGCAACAGTGCGCCGCTGAACGCGTCGGTCCGGATGTATTGATAGAGCGCGGCCAGCAGAGCCATCGCCTTCCCCCAGATCGGATTCATGTCGAGCCGATCGAAAGGAGAGAGGAGGACGGCCGAGAGCCGGCCGTTCTTATCCGACATTCGGTAATTCATCCGGCCTTGCCTCCTCGATGCGAGAAGCCCCCGCGCTCGAGAGAGCGAGAGGGCTTCCGGTGTAAAGTTGAGTGTAAAGTTTCTAGTTCATCTGCCGGTCACGAGCCCGCGACCGAAGTCCACAACGTTTCTGGGGTGAGCCTTGCCGCTGCTCACGTCGCGCAAGTAGTTGATCGGCCGCGCGACGGGCGCGACTGGAAGTCCAGTCATCATGCCGATCGCAGTCAGGACGTCCGTGATGTCCTTGTTCCGGATCTGCTTTTCCTTGATCGCGTGATATACATCAGCTGGCGCCTTCACCGATCGCTCGACCGTCGTCACTGCCGGCGACGTCCGGATGTTGTCGTCGAACGTGCTCTTGGTGAATGCGCCGATCGTGGCATCGATCGCCGGTCCCACGATCGGGATGAAGCGCGTGGCGGTCCGGAACTGCGAGCCGAAGAGCAGGCCGAACACATCGTCAGCTGGCCCGTCGTCGTCGTCGTCGAACGGGCGGCCGCTGCCAGCGCGCATGATTGCATCGCTCAAGACCGCGGGGATCGCCATCGCGGTCACGTACACGAAGAGCAGCCTGCCGGCACCCTTACGCAGACCGAGCGAGCGAACCGTGTTCAGGAACTCCGTGCCTAGGAGATTCGCCTGCATGTTGAAGTAGCCATAGAACTGCAGGAATGCCCGGACGAATGGCGTCTGCGCTTCCACGCGAGAGATGTCTTCCGGAGCGAACGAGCCCTGGGTCTCACGGACCGCGGAGTCGGCTTCGCGAACAGCCTGTCGATCCGTTACGCCCTTGGCGATCGCCTGGTCGTAAGCGCCCATCCATGTGATGTGATCGACGACGTGCTGCGTGCCCGAGGCGAGGAAGTAGCCGTGCTCCTTCGCGAACGCGCGCGCCTTGTCGTATTTCGAAGGATCGAGCATGATGTTGTCGATCGTCTTCTGGATCTCCAAGACGCCGGCGGTCATCCGGGTGCGCATGAATTCCGACTTCTCCGAGATCGACGCTGCGGTGCCTTTGGGGTCCCGCACGTAGCTCCAGAGGGCGTTCTTCATGTGCGACGGCTCGACTTTAGCCAGACTGATCGACGCGCCCGTGAACTGCTGCAGGCCATTCAGCACGTTGGCCGTCATGATCTGAAGGCCGGTCCGATTCCTCAGCTCGCGCCAGAACGCATCGATCCACGGAGCCTTGCCCGGGAGATCGACACGCTGTTGTGCCGCTCGCTGGAGCCACGGCATCAGCATGTCACTCGCAACCGTCGGATCGAACTCGTCCAAGACGCCGCGGAAGGAATGACTGACGATCATTCGGCCGACGTCCTTCATCCGTGGCTCGATGTGCGTGAAACGCAGCACCGCATCGATGTGGCTCGGGATATAGCCGACGTCCATGATGAGCGGCTTGGCGTAAGCCTCGATACGCGTCTTGGTGAAGCCGCGTCCCGTCGTCGGGAACATGAAGCTGTTGTCGGCGCCGGCGGTCAGGCTTTCCGCCTCGCGATGGATCTGCGCATCGGGCACGAGGAAGGGGTCCGCTTTCGCCGGCACGTAGCCGCCGCGGTACTTGCCGAACGGCGTGTCGAACTCCTGCGCCGTCACTTCCGCGAAATAGTGTCCGTACATCTCGTGGTGCGCGCGTTGGGCGCCCGGCTTCAACTCCTCGAACAGATCCCACACGCCCTGCGCGTAGTCGTAATCCACCTTGGTGAGGATCCCTTCCTTCTGCATGCGATCGATGAACGCCCTCCACCGGCTCATGTCGAGCATGCCGGTCTCGTCGATCGAGCCCCAGCCGCGGCCGCGAAGTAGCTTCGAGAGATTCGACGTGTTGCCCGAGTGAAGGAGAGCGCCCAGGAGCTCCGCTTTCCCCTCGAACCGATAGCCCAACTCCTGCGCCTCGATCGTGCCGGCCTTGATCGCTTTCTCGATCGGCTCGACGACGGTGAGGTACTTCTCGAGTGCGGCGCGCTTGGCCAGGCGATAATCGCTCGCGCCCTCTGACACCGGATTCCAGATGTAGCGACGGAATACGCCGTCGGGCTTTCCGCCATCCATGGCGTCGACCCAGTGCTCGACCCGCCGGAGCCACGAGCGCGCGCTCATGAGATTCCGCTGCGTCCGCTCCCATTTAGTAACAGCCTGCTTATAACCGGGCTTTTCCGTCGGCTTGGAGATCTCGTCGATCCGGGCCTCGAGCTCGAGCTGCACATCGGATCGATCCAGCTTAATGCCATCGATCTCGATTTGCCTGGTGCGCTTGGACAGCTGCCAGAGGCTGCTCACGGTCTCGCGCAACGCGGTGAAGTCATCATAGGAGAGCGCGCGATAGTCCGAGCCTTGCGGCGCCGCGGACGTCGCTTCGTTCACCATGCCGGCGATCGTGTCGTACAGATCGGGCTCGTAACGTTTGAGCTGCTCCAGATATGCGAACGCCGGCTTCTCCGATCGGCCGATACCGAATGACGCCAAGATCGCCCGCGCGGCGTTGACGAGATCCATGTCGCGCGTCTTCGCGAGCTTTCCGTCGGACTGATAAAACTTCTTGAACTCGACGAACGCGCTTTCGATCTGCGTCTTTGCTTCCGTTGCCGCGCGGAAGACTTCGCTGGTGAGCAGCTCCTTCAAGTTGAGATCGAAGGCCTTCTGGAAGTCGCCGGCGAGGAATGCATCGGCCGCTTCTCGCGCGAGCTTGGCGGCCGCGCGCTCGTATATGAACGGCTTGAGCTCACGGACCGGCTTGGCGCCGACGAGCTTCGCGGCCTGTTCGCGGACCGCGTCAGTGGGCGGGATCAGACGTGTGATCCTCTTCACCATGCCTTTGAACTGAGCGAAGTGATCGGATGCGAGATACTCCGCCTGCTTCCGGAGCAGCTCGGCGCGCTTATCGTTCTGGACCGACTCTGACGCCGCCTCACGCACCTGGAGCTCGGTCAGCCGCTCGCCGTGCTCGAGCTGCATCCTGGCATCGGTCGTCTGCTTGATCAGCATCTCGCGCTTTGGCGCCTTGGAGATCGCATCGATCAGCTCGCGGCCGTCGGCGTACCCGAACACTTCCGCGACGAGATCCGGATGCAGCCCGTCCGGAGCGGTGACGCCGCGGGGCAGGGCTTTTGCCGCTTCCTCGCCGTAGGTCTCCTTCACCGCTTCGCGCGACAGCTTGAAGGTCGGCGTCCCGTCGGCCAGTGGCGTGCCGTCCGGATTCGCTTCGTTCTTCAGGAACTCGAGCGCGCGGTATTCCGGCCGCTTGTTGATCTCGAGGGCGACGTCCTTCTCAATCGGGTCGCGCCAGGCTTTCCATTCCGCGGACTCTTCGCGCCGGATCTGCTTCATCATCCGGACAGTGAGAGCTTCCTCGGCCGCCTGGTGCGACTCTGCGATCGCGCGCTGATACGCTTCCGCCTGAGCGTCCGACATTCCGATCGCCTTGGGATCCTCGAACAGCGGCCGCGACGCCGCGTCCCGCTCGGCGCGCGCGATCTCGCTGTCGACTGCCAACAGTCGATCGAACACCTTCCGGACTTCGGGCGTGAGCTCGACGCCCAGATCCGCGGCGCTCTTGTATATCGAGACCAGCCAACGCTTGAATCGATAGAACGCATCCCGGAGCCCCTGAGACGGCGCCTTTCCTTCCATGAGGTACGTCTCGAATCCTCGCGCGAACTGCTCGTGCTGGTCCTTCGTGAGCTTCTCACCGTCTTTGGCGCCCAGCCACTCGCGCACCTTCGCGTAGTCGCCTGCCAGGGCTGTCGCATTGTCGGCCTTCGAGAGGTCACCCAACACCTCGAGGTAGAAGTGCGCGGTCTCGTGCAGGAACGTCGACCGATCGGCGCCCTTCAAGAGCGAGATCTCGACGCCATGCGGGCCGAACGAGATCCGCCCGCGCTCGTCCTGTTTGAGATTGAGAATGTCTGGCGGCGCCCGGAGGCCCGCAGCGAGGATCTTCCGCCTCTCGTCCGGAAATGCCATGAGCTCGGCGATGTGCTCTTCAAAGACCTTCCGCGCTTCCTGGTACGCCTGGTGCGCGGCTACGGCCTGCTGATGTATAGAAGCATTCGAGTGCGCGGACTGGTCGAATGAGAAGTCGACGCTGTTGCCCGTCCCGCCGCTGTTGAACCGATTGAACAGCAGCTCGCCGGCGTTCTCCACTCCGCGCGCCTTGAGCGCCGCTTCGAGCTTGGCGATCGATTTCTGGCGCTGCTTGATGCGGCCGCTCGCGTTGATCGCCGCACCCTTCATTCCGACGTAGGCGCGGCCGTCATTGAAGGTGTGGAAGTTCTCGTCGGGGATGACCGACGGAACCGCGACGTTCTGATCCTGGTTGTTCGCCTCGAGGAGCCGCGCGTACTCATCGATCAGCCCGTCGACCGAGACCTTTGACAGATTGCTCCGCATCGAACCGGCGTCGGTGCGCGCGTAGACGAACTCGCCGGCGTCCGTCTTACTCGAGGCGTCGCGCTCGGCCGCCGGAAGATGGTAGGGATCCGGCTTCTCGTTTGCGATCGCAGCTCGCTCGAGCGCGCCTTCCGCTTTAGTGGCAACGTCGCCGCGCGACGCCATTTCTTCCGGCGTGAGCGGGACCGCGGGCTTCGTCGACTTCGGAGCTTTCGGGGTTTCGCTCGTAATCCGGAGCTGATAGCGGTTAAATAGCTCGAGCGGATCCTGCCCGCTTCTCTCGCCCAGCGTCCGGAACGCCGCCTCGTAGATCCCGGCCTGTGCTTTCGCGACCGAAGGAGCAACGCCGGCTTCTACCAGCTGCGCCTGGACGTTCTCGCGCACCTTGACCGCGGACTGCTCGGCCGACGTCGCCTCCTTCGGTGCGGTCGCTTCCTGGGCGATCTCCTTCATCGTCGCCGGCAGCAGCTTCAGGTAGTCGCTCGCTTCGCGGAGAGACATTCCGTCCGGCTTGGTGCGCGCAACATTGAGCAGCTCTCCCCAATGCTCGGTCGTCGCCACGCGCGCGACGTAATCAGCGAGAGGAATTGCGATCGCAGATCCCGTCGTCTTCGCGTCGTAGTACGCCTGGCCGTTGTCGCCCATGATGTCGGCAACAGCTTTCGCCGGCGACGCGCCCTTCGCTTGGAAGTGCTCGTCCCAGTCTTTCGTCTGGAAGTAGACCTGCGCGTTCTCGTCGTTGCCGGTAGCCATCTGGACGAGCGACTTGAGACTCTCGGGCACCTGCTGCGTCGTCTTGGCTTCGCTCACCGCGGTGCCGATCTCGGACAAGGCCTGCGCGTCGCGCTGAGCGCGCATCGCTTCTTGCGCCTGGCTCACCGCCTCGACGGCAGCCGTTGCACGATCGGAATGGAATAGTCCGCGGCGGCCCGCGCCGACTCCCTCCTGACCGATCGCATAACCCAGGGTTGCGATCGTCGACTGAATTGCTTCGCCGACGTCGACGTGCTCACCAGCTGCCCTCTGAGCGGCGACGTCGCCTACACCAACGCCGCCCGCCTGGACGCCGACGTCGGCCGCTGTTGCCACGACCTTCTTGACCACACTGGCACCCGGACCGGCTGCCTCGAGGAACTTGCCACCCAGGGGAGCCAAGAGCGCGTTCACCATCGAAATGGTGACGCCCTTCCGCGCTGCCTTCTCCCGGAGCGGCGCCATCAGCACCGGATCGGCATACGCTCGAGCGAGAGATTCGGGATCCGTGATGTCGACGCCATGCTTCTCGAGCTCGGCGTTCAGCTCGGCGCCGACCGAAGGCAGCATGCCGCCGATCAGGACGCCGCCAATTAGCCCGGGCACGTTGCCGACGCCGGCGCCGACGGCTCCGCCCACGAGCATGGGAACCGATTGCGGGAAGCCTTCGGCGATCGTGTATGCCAGGCCGCGCGGCCGCCTGGCAGCTGCGCCGACCATCGAGAGCACATCTCCGAGCGTGGCCGCGCCAGTCTTGAAGCTGTCGAGCGCCTTCTCGATGTCCGTGCGGCCGTTGTTCTGCTGGGACGAGAGCCAGGTGTGGACCGCACGATTCACGTCGCCGGCGTGCTCTCCAAGCGCCTCACCGAATTCCTTGGCGTAGTCAGGCATCTGCGCGCGCAGCTCGGCGGCCCGCTTGTTGGAGGCAGCGACCTCAGTGGCGATCCGCGTAGGATCTCCCATCCCGTAGATCGCGGCGAACGTGCCGGCCGCGGCGTCGAGCTCGTGGTAGCCGATCGTCGGACCGTAGCTGAAGCTGCCTTCGTCCTTCGTGCTCACGATCCGACTGCCGCGATCGACGCGCGCGAGCGAGGCGATCTCTTCGCGGCCCAGCGTGGCGTTGTCAGGATTGGTGAGCCACTCGGCCAGGCCCGGCGTGTCCGAGATCAGCCGATCGTATTCAGATCCGGCGCGCTTCCTGGTGTCGGCTTCCTGGACAGCGTCGAAGTTCCGATCGACGACGTCGGTCGGGAGCTTCGTGCGCTGCGCGATGTCCAGCACCTTCGCCCAGCGATCGGGATCCCGCTTCGCGGCGACGAACTTGGCGCCATCGAGCTTCTGCTGATTCTGGCCGGCCGTGCCGTCCAGGAGCTCGTCGTACTTATTCCCGCTCCCCCCCGCGGGAACATGCGGGCCCGCTGTGCCTAGATCACTGACGCCCATTCGACACCATCTTCGCGAGCTGCTGCTGATAGAGCCGGAGCACGTTGGCGTCTGTCACCGGCTGTTGCCGGCGCCGAAGCGCGTCCTCGATCTGGCGTCGCTCGGCGTAAGGGACGTCCTTCACATCGACCACGAAGCCCGACTCACCTGGCACGCGTTCGAACTGACGCTTCTCGTCGACCGTGTCGAAGATCCCCCAGAGCTTCCCGCGGACGATTCCTCTCACGAGGAGATTGTCGACGATCTGCTGGACGTCCACCGCGGACGGCTTCTTCTTGGTCTGCGCCTCGAGCTGCGCGGTCTCCTGGTCGACCTGCCGGCGGAAGCGCGAGACACGTCCCGCGTCCGAGTTGGGATTGTTGTCCGGTTTGGGCGTCGGATCGATGCCGGCCGCGGTGAGAGAAGCGTCGACGACCTGCTGCGTCGTCCGGATCCCGCCGAGCGTCGCGTCGGCCGAGTTGTCGCCTTTACGCATGCTCGCCTGGAGCTCCACCAGCTGCTTGAACTCGGTGTCGCCGAGCTGCCCGCGGTACTGGAGGAGATTCGTCCGGAGGAAGCGATCGCGCGTGGCGTCGGATGAAGCGATGCTCTGAAGATCGTAGTAGGTCGCCCAATTCGTGACGACCGTTTCACCCTTCGCCATCACCTTCCCGTAATTCTTCAATGCCTCGCGCTCGCCCAGCGTGAACGTCGTCCAGAGCGCCGGCGGGATCCGGTAGACCGAGCCCGTCTTCTCGACGATGTCGGTCGCCGTGAGCATGTCCTTCTCGCGCCGTTCCTGCTGCGCTGCGTTCTGCTCGGAGAAATGCTGATTGATCCGATTCTCGGTCGCGTCCCGCACTTTGGGGTCGGTGATCTTCTTCGCGGCCTCGAGCGCGGAGGTTCTCGTCGCACCCTGCTGCGCCACGATCTCATCGGCCTGGCGCTGCGACTCTCCGCGCACCGAGCCTTCCTCGAGCGACTTCACCACCTGGACGGAATCGGTGCCGACGATCTCCGGCTTCGCCGTCTCGTAGTATTTGGAAGCCGCGAGATCGTCGCCCTTGGCCAGCATCGCCTCGATGACGCCCGAGTGCATCTTGCTCACCTGGCTCGCGACCTTATCAGCCACGACTTCAGGCGCCCAGCCGTTCCGTCGGCCGAAGTCGGTCAGGATCGCTTTCGTTTCGCCGAGCGCCTGGCCTACCTGTGCGGGATCCTGATAGTTCTTGATCGCGTCATTAAGGCGGATGTCGAGCGCCGCGAGAGTTGTCTCCTTGTCGTACTGCTGGACTTCCGACTGCGTGTGGCGCGCGACGGTCTCGTAGAGGCTCTGACCGCGGCCACTCACACGGCCCTCGAACGCGAGCTGCTGTCGCTCGTTGGTCAAGTTGCCCCGGATCTTGTCGACGCCCTGCTTCCAGGCGTCCGTCGTGTCCGCTTCGGCGCCGAGCGCATCCTTGCCGCGGCGATTGGTCGCTTGGACCGAGAGATCGGCCTGCAGCTGCGCCAGCTGGTTGTCGGCATCGAGGAGCGCGAGCTGGTCGGCCTTGGCGCGCTCCTTCTCCGCGAGCTGCGCCACGACCCGCGTGACTCCGGAGACGTCGACCGGCGCCGGCGGCTGGAATGCTGACGTCGGCGCATTGGGAGAGACGCGCGCACCCGGGAGCGGCGCGGTTGGGACGCCGCCCTGGTCACGACGAGGAACGGTGATCATCTGCTGGCGTTCCGGCCGACGTAGCCGCCATTGGACGCGCTGGGACGCGTGCTCGCTCGAGGAGTGCTGCCCGAGCTCGACGTCTTCCCGAATCTGTCATAGATGTTGTAGAGATCCGCGGCGCCCGAGAGAAGCGTGCCGACAGATCCGGCACGGAGTGAGGCTGCCTGATTGCGCCCACCCATCCGCGCGAGATTCGCCTGGCCGCGGTCGTTCGTCGCTTCGACCTGGAAGCCCCACGCTTCGCGCTGCGCGTTCTGAGTGATCGTCAAGGCGTCGAACTCGCCCAGCGTCTGGTCGTTGGTGATGACGTCGGCCGCTGAGCCCGATCCTGCGTCGATCCCCTGCGATGCCATGCTCGCGCGCTGGGAACCCGTGAGCGACCTGCCAGCAACTCGAGAGCGCGCGACCGATTCAGCACCGCGCGCGATCGCGTCGGCCGCCTGGAGATCCGCAGCCGCGGCGTTTTGATCGAGGATGTCTCCCTCGTAGTTGCCCTGAGCTTGTGCACCCTTGGCGGCTTTCCGCTGTCCGATGAAGTCAGATCCGATCTTGGCGGCGGTGAGACCGAGGAGTGCTGTCGTGAGTGCGGCCATAGTTAAGTGGGCAGATACCCGATAGGTGTGGCAGAGAGGATCGTCATCGGCAGCGGATCCACCTGGCGAACCAGGACGCGGCCGTTGGAATTCCAGTTCGATTCGATGTTCACCTCGATCGATTCCGTCCGAGCATCGACCGGGCTCGAGTAGTTCTCTTCCGACCTCGCCTTCCATTCCTGAAGTCCCGCGAGGGGATCCGCTGCGGTCGGCCCGGTCGGCATCCCGATCCAGATCCCGCGCGACTTCTCGATGAAGAGACCCACGCGGCTCACGAGGATCTTTCGGTCCTTGATTGTCGACTGGCCGGCCGCATCGAGATCGAGCGTCTCCACGTCGGAGATGAACGGGAGCCCGGCGCGAATGACCGCGTAGGGCGCGGGCAACGTCACGACGCCGGCGGCCACAGTGACCACGGGATACGCCGCGTTGTTCGGACTCGCCACCACGTAACCGTCGCCGAGCACCGAGAGCGACTTCCCCTCGAGGTGCGAGAGTCCGGACACACTCTTCACCGCCTTCGCCCATGTAGTCTTGGCAACAGCGCGGAGAAGGGCGGGGACAATCTTGTCGACGTGGCCCCTGACCACCGTCGCCGAGGTATAGGAGGAGATGGTGAGGCGAACGCGATCAGTCTCGACGCCGGCCGAGTTGAGCAGCTTGAGAATGATGACGTTCCCGACATCGCCGGCGACGAACGTGCCGACGCTGGCCGTCAGCGTGAGCAGCTCCTGGTCGTCCCAGTTGACGCCACCCGAGAGCGTCATCGTCGTGGCGCCCGTGTTCCAGCCGTCGTAGGAAAGTGCCGCGTCCATGAAGACCGCGTCCTCCTGGTCGGTGAATAACCGCGAGGCGAATCGCTCGATGTAACGCTTGGTCACACCATTGATCGTGCGCTTGGCGACGAGATAGACCCGGTCCTCGATGCCTTCCGGCACCGCGCACACGTTCTCGAACAGCCCGTCGGTATCGTGCCGGTGCCAGCCCCAGATCGCGTGATCGCGGAGATAGGTGAGGCCCAGGAGTGTGCCGTCCGAACGCACGGCCCAGACGATCGAGTGCGGATTGAGCGCGAACGTCCAGTCGACGATCGAATAGCCCTCGAACAGGTGAGCTGCGAAAACGGTGAGATCTGTTCCCTGGTAAGAATCGGCCGAGACCGGCTTCAGGTCTCTAACGAGGTTGCCGCGGGCCTGGACGTAAATCGCGGAGTCGTCGAGCTCGAGCGGCCGGAGAATGCCGATACCGTTGGCTGAGAGTTTTCGCGGATTGACCGCATCGGGCTTCAGGATCCCCGACTGATCGCCTTCGCACATCTTCTCCTCGCCGCTCGTGAAGAGGATAAGCCGGCCCAAGTCGAGCATGTGCTGGATCGCGTTCACCTGACGGCCGACGAGACTGAAGCTGACAGAGTCATCGTCTTGCAACGGAGTTGAGAGGGCAAAGTTTTTGGGCGAGCCGGTCCTCGAGGCCCATACCGTTTCCGGCGCGCTGTTCGATTGAGCGAACCCACGACGCTGCTGATAGTAGGCGACAGCCGTCGGGTACTTATCCGCGCCGGCGAAGAGCGCGGCCTGAGTCGGCGGGCGAATGAGATAGCTCTGCGGAATCGAGCCATCGTCCGTGTAGCCAGGCACCGTCTTGTTCCATTCAATCTTGTCGAATCCAGCAAGAGTTTCATCGAGTGCCGCGGTGAAGGTTGCGACGCCGCCTCCACCGTAGACTTCGGGCACTAGGTCGATCGTGAGGGTCGTGTAGCCGTTATCGGGCACAATCACCGAACCGCTGTCGGTGTAAGTCGCGGTGCCAGTGCTTCCGACGGCGTAGGTGGCCGAGGTCAGGAGCCCAGCGTCGACGCGCGCTTCGCCGTTCCTGCTGTAGTAAACTCGGACTCGTCCAAGCGTGTAGTAGCCGCTGCCTGGACCGGACACCGCGATCTTGAAGTAGACGTTAAATTTTCCGTCGTATGGCTTGGTGGTCGCGCCGATCGCCGCGAGCGCGTTTCGGCACTGAGTTCCAGGAGAAGGGATCCAGATACCCGTGACTGGAGTGGACGCAGTGCTCGAAGTCGTCGTCCACGCGTTGTCGCTTAGCAGAACCGTCGTGCTGGCGGACGCAGTAACGAATCCGAAGATGTTTCCGTCGGTCGATCGATAGACGTTGTAGTAGATCGCCCCGACGACAGCATCCCAGGTGAGCACGATCGGCGAAGGTCTGTTCGGGAAGCTGGTGCCTCCGCTCAGGGTGACGCTCACCAGAGATTCCTCGAGCGTTCCTTCCTTGACCGCGGTGACCACCCAATAGCGAGCGCCGGCGGGATACCAGTACGACTGCCAGTTCGTGCCGGTGCCCGGTGTGTTGAGCGCGGCCGCCGACGTGTGGGACACGGCGCAGATGTAATTCGCGCCCCCCGAACTTCTAACATCGCCGATCGTATAGATCGTGGTGTCGGCCCACGCGGTGACCGTTCCCCCCGACTTGGCGAGATTCGCCGGCGGCGAGATCGATGGATTGATCACGACCTGCGAGAGGATCCACTTTGTGGCCGCATAACGCTTGAGCTCACGCGGCGCATAGCTCGGGTGGCAGAGCGTGATTACGTCGGCCGACTGGACGAAGCGAACGCCGGCGAGATCGGCTGCGAGGTAAGGCGTCGGGATCTCGTAGATCGCGCCCGTGAGCGCGTACCAGCGGATCCCCCAGTTGGAGCCGCTTCCCGGCTTATCGACCGCCGTCGCTGAAGTGTGGGCCGAGATGCAGTAGTAATTCACCCCGGCGTCGGCCACGAGATCGCCGATCGCGTAGGCCGTCGTGTTCGCCCAGGCAGCGACTCCGCTCACCGTGACCGCCGCTCCGTTGTGGAAGAAGCGCGCGTATGTCTCGCCCAGCTCCAAGACGTAGGTATTCGCCGAGCTCGTGTTGAATACGAACTCGATGAGTCGGACGGCTTTGGTCGAGTCTTTGACTTCCGCGATGAATTCCGTGCCCGAGCGATTCGTGACGCCGCCCTGGCGCTGGACCATCATGTTGCGACACGTGCGGAGCCCGGTCGCGTATTTCGACATGTCCGTTCGGGCATAGAGCGCAGGGGCGATCTCGCCCCCGGCAAAACTCCGCTGCGCGATCGCGCTCACGACTCCCCATCCGCCTGCTTGGCGTCGGCTCCGTACACGACGTGGACTTCTGAATTGGGGAACTGCTGTCGGATCTCTCCGATCTCATCCTCGAGCGTGAGCGCGAACGGCCGGCGCTGCTGATGTCGGATCTTGGTGAGGATCGGCTCGACGTCGGCATCAGTGATCGCCGTCTGACCTTCACCGACTGGTTTGACGAGCCCGCTTGTCCAGAACGTGAGGACGCGAATCTCGTGAGGAGAACAGCGAACGCCTTTTGGCTGATGCTCTTCGCTCTCCCGAATGTATGCTTCCGAGACGCCGGCTAGCTCGGGAAGCAGGAGCTCGGAGCCCATGACGGTGAGCCAAAGGCGCTTCGCGCACCGCTGCATCCCGTCTGCGCCGTTATGCGCGTAGGCGTATAGGACCGCCGCAGTCGCCATGACTCTCCATTCCCATTCGGAGAGCAGCCAATCGGCGTCAGCCCGCGGGTCGGCCGGAACCGCGTCGGACCCACACCCCGGGCAACCGCGAAGGATCTCCGGATAATCGGCGCTCGCGAACTCCCCTCCGCAGTCCAAGCAGCGGAGGTCGACGACTCTCTCTTCGCTCATGACCTGCAGCTGATGAATTCAGATTCGGGCGGCTCGTCCGGCTGTTCTTCGTTGACAGCGTTGGCGCGCGCTTCAGCGATCGCGATCTGGTAAAACTGGAATGCGCGATTCGCGAGCTTGAACTGATCGCCGCCGGCGACGCGCGGTCCGATCTTATGAGCGAGGAGCCATGCTAACGCGTTCGAGAAGTCCGGATCGAAGTTCTCCGGATTCGTCTCCTTGAACGTGTATTCGGCGTAGGCCGTTTCCAGATCCGTGAAGATCAGCTGGCCGGTCGTGTCGCGGCCTAGCGCATACTTGACCTTAGTCTGGAACGACTGTCGGCGGCCGCTGCCCGGGATGAACAGCTTCCGCACGGTGATCGCATCGGAGGGATAGCGATAGGAGAATCCCCAGTCGTTCTCGTCCGAGTCGAACTCGTCGACTAGGGCGAGCAGCTCCTTCACCGTTTGCTTGGGCCACGCGAATGCGCGGAGCACCTCGTCCCTGGCCGGCGCATAGAACCGCCGGCACGCCTGTGCTTCCTTCGACTTCTCGATCGCCAAGTCCTGGATCTCGGTCGAGACCGCCAGGTGCGAGAGCGCCTGATTGCAGATGTCTGCTTCGGAGCTCATGGCTTACTTGGTGCCGCTCGAGATTGGCGCCGTGTAGATCCTGCCGGCTACTGTGTCGTCCGACTTCTCCTTGTCGTCGTGGAGCTCGAGATCGGTGATCTGGAGCTCGAGACGCCGGCCCTGGCCAGCGGCTTCGGACGGATTCTCGCTCGCTCCGCAGACTTTGACGCGGGCCGTGATCATAAAATCCGCGCCGATCTTCGGGAGATCGTTGACGCCCAGGGCGGTTAGGCCCTGGTCCTCGAGCGAGATCCGGAGCCCATAGGGATAATCCGGCTGATCGCCCATTAGCGTCCCAGCCGTGCCGTCGGGCAGGAGGGACTTCTGAACCTTCATGTTGACGAGTGACATGGTTACTCCATGTCCGTTTCGACTTCGATCCACTCCGCGAGCGGCAGGTAGAGCGGCGTCGTGCCGGCAGGGGCGAGCACCGCCAACGCGAGTCCCTTCTGTGGCGGGATCTGAAGGCGACCGGCTTTGATGCGATTGACCATCGCCATGACGGGTCCGACCGAGGCGACTGCGATCAAGTCCTCCGCGACTGGCGTCCAGAGCGGGACCGCAGGGCCGGTGAGCGTGATACCGGATTTGACGACCGCCTTGGAGCCGATCGCGCTTAAGGAATGCGATACGACCGAGGCCCCGGCCTGCTGCGCCAAGTCCTGCTGGCTAGGCGTGCTGAATAGTGCGGCGAGTAGCGTGCCGCCGAGCCCTTTCGTCCCGGAGAAGAGGAGCGCGCCGAGCGCAGTCAGGCTGTAGGTCTTCGAGAGATCGCCGTTCCACAAAACCCACTGCGCTGCCGTCGTCGGGAACGCCTGGACGGGCGCGATACCCGTAGGTACAGCACCGGTCCAACCAATCGAGAAGCGACGGCCGGCGCGCGTCATCTCGTGACCCTCGGGCTCGACCTGTGCGATCGCGACCGCTTCGGTGAACGTCATACGCATATCGATCGGACCCTTCGCAACGCGGAGGGCCGAGAACCGCCTGTAAATGCCTTCGAGAATCATCGGATACTTCCTCTGGTGGTTCGACCGCGACGGTCGGTGAGTGGTACGCGTTCGTAGCGACTGCGTGTGGAAAGCGCGAATGAGCCCAGATCTGCGAGCTCGAGAGTCTCATCTTCCTGGGCGCGTCGATCTACGCGGCTCTCGAAGCTCGATTGGTCGTAGGCGATCGTGACGGGAACCGATGCGCTCATCGCTGCCTGGCCGAGCGCGGGCGTTTTCGTGTCGAGCGATGAAAGCGACGTGTTGCCCGTGTCCTGCTTGGCGGAGGTCGCAAGCGTCGCGATGTCGGCGGGCTCGAGCTTCTGCTGCAGCTCGAGGAGGAGTGCGGCGAGCCCTGCATCGGTTGCCGCCCCAGTTGGAAGTGCCGAGCTCGTGACCGCGACCGATCCATCGACTGTTAGCGGTCCGGATCCATCGCTGACCGTGACGTTTCCGCTGATCGGAACCGGCGTCGCCCTCAGCTGCGCATCGGTAAGCGCGGCGCCCGAGTCGACAATGACATGCTGCGCATTCGCCGGCTCTGTCTTCTGTGCGAGCTCGGTGAGGATGTCGCCCAGCTTGGTCAGAATCGCGGCGGAGTTGTCCTCGGTGACGAGACCACGCGCGCCGGAGATGAAGTTGTCGATCGTCTCGACGGCCGCCTTGATCAGGAGAAGCGTCGCCTCGGTTGTGGCGCCAGTCGGGAGAGGAAGCGATGTGGCGCTTATGGCAACAGCGAGAGCGCGGAGCTGCGCATCGGTGAGTGGGCCTGAGACCGGGACCGGAGTCGCGCGGAGCTCGGTGTCTGTGAGTCCGCCGCCACCAGCTGGCAAGACGACGGGCACGCGGCCGCCAACCAACGCTGGAGCCTTCCCGTCGATCGACGCCAGGGAAGCGTTCCCGATGTCCTGCTTGGCCGCGGATGCGTCGCCGCCAATTCCACCACCGCCACCCGAGATGACCTTGACCGGCAACCCCTGCCCATCGAGCAGCAGGTTGTCGATTAGGATCCGGAGAACGTCGGTCCGGTTGAGACCTTCGTTAGGCACGAGCTAGCCGCCGGCGACCGATGTGAGTGCCGATTCCGATGAACATCAGACGAGCCCGATCATGAGCGTCGCCGTGGTCCCCGTCGCCATGATGAAGCTGGGGCAGATCGGCAGCACCGTTCCGACTGGCACCGCCTTGAACACGACCGACGTTCCGGCCTGGTCTTTCACGGTCACGTCGCCGAGACCGCCGACGTAGAGGCCGCGCGGGATCTTGGCGAGCGCGACGCCGTCGCTCGGAACGACCGTGAACATCTCGCGGGCGGGCTCATTGCCCGAGCCGGCGTATGGATCCGTAGTTCCCTGCATCGCTCAGCTCTCCTTAGATGACGTCGTCGGAGCTCGAGCCCTTCGACTCGTCGCTCGCGTCCGACTTGGTTTCGTCCGCGGCTTCAGCGCCAGCGCCGAGCTCCTCGCACCAGGAGGGAAACTTCTCGCCGGCGGCGATCCGGATGTTGAACACGGTGCCGGCGGGTCTCAGCATGTGCCCGTAGAACCCGAGCTTGGTTGCGCGGACCTGCACAGTCTTCCGCTCGGGTTTCTTCGGCGTCTTATCCTTCGGTGCTGCTGGCATTTCTCTCTCGGGTGAAAAAGGTGATTGCGCCCGGCGTTGGGACCGGGATCTCGCGCATTAACACCCGCTCGAAAGCGGGTGTCCCTCTGCGGAACCGATTACTCGTTCGGCTCGTTCGGGTACGCCTGGTACGCCGTGGGATCCAGCGTCAGGAAGGCGTTGATCTTGCCCGCGGTCAAAGCGGCGGTTCCCACGTTCTGCAGGATTCCGAGGAACTGCTCGTAGGGCACGCCACCGTTGAACGGGAGCGCGACGACTACGGCCGCGAACCCAGCGATGAGCGACGCCTTCGGGAAGGCCGTGCTCTTGAAGTGCACGCTGGCCGAGCCGTCGACCGCGATCGCGGCCTGAGCATCGGACACGAGGTCGAATTCGACCGTCGCTGCACCCGCCGACGTAACAGCAGTGTCGACGAGGATCACTAGGTAGACCGGCCGCCCCGAGCCCAGATCTCGGACAACGGAGCTGTCGATCACGTTACCAACAAGCGCCAGACCGGTGCCCGCCGTCCACAGCGCGGTCTTCGAGCAGAACTCATCGCGCACGCTCATGATCATCCCAGCCACGCCCATACCGAGCATGCCGAGCGCCTGAGAGGCCTGATGAGGGATCAAGAGGGCGACGGCGACGAGCAGGAGAGCCCAGAAGGCTTTCTGCGCGATCGGCATCGCACTCAGGTTGCGAAGCGTTTTCATTTTCTATCCTTTGAAGGAGTCAGGTTGTTTGTGAGTGAAGTGGAACAGGTGAAGCACCTGCGCCGTTCGGTTTAGACGACGCGGGCTTCGGTCTCGAGGAGTGCGTCGGTGCGACGGACCGGGATCTCGTCGAACACCATCATCCGCTTGCCAGCAACAGTCTCCCACGAGAGGTTGTTCGCGATCTTCTCGAGGATGCCGATACGGAGGGACTCTCTGATCCGGCGGTTGCAGTAGAACGCCGCGCGGCCCATGCCGAAGCTCGGGATACGCTCGGCCGCCTTGATCATCGAGTTGATCAGGTTCTTGGTGTTGGCGACGGTCGCCAGATCCGAGATGTCGACGTTCGCGATACGAACGAAGTACCTCCAGTCGCGGATGCAGAGACCAGCGTCGAAGCGGTAGTGCGTGCGGTACATCTCGGCACGTCCGCCAGCTCCGTCGACGTTCTCAACGGTCACCTGACCCTTGTCGGTCACCTGGATTCCAGCCTTCGAGCCCTTGGGCACGATGCCGAATCCGGTCTTCGGGCCCCAGACGCAGAGCCAGATCGAGGTGTTGTCCGTTCCCGTTCCACCGTGATCGATCACGTTGTCCGCGGACTGCGCGGTCGCGACCACCACAGAGGGATAGCGAGGAGCCAAGCCGGTGAAGGCTTCGGGCTGGAGCTTTTCATTTCCGTAGAACAACTTGCTCGCGATTTCCTGCGAGATCCCTTCGATGTGCGCGGAATCTTCCGACAGACGGAACGCCGGCGCGTTGCCATTCAGATCGGCTTCAGCTGCGTCGACCTCGGCATACGCCTCGAGCATACCAGTCGTATCGGTGACCTGAGCGGTCGTGCCTCTGTTCGGCTGGACACCACCGTACAGCTTCCTCCAGGTCGGAGCGGGGAGTCCGGTCCGGATCGTGGAGCGGTGACCGGTGATCAGGTTGCCTTCCTTCCACGTCATGTCGTCCAGGACTTCGTTCGTCTGATTCAGGATCTCGACGATGTCGGCGACAGAGCCGTTGGGATCGAGGAGCCTGGCCAGGTCGAGCAGGGTCGGGTTGGTCGTCGCCAACGTCGAGCCGGCGAGCGCGAAGCCCGTCAGCTTGAGTCCGGTGGCGAAACTGGGCATCGCGGCAGAAGCGGCCGGGCCAATCAGCGCGACTGCGCAGATCGACACGATCGCCATGGCGAGCCATTTTAGAGCGGATTTCATTTCTGGTTTTCCTTGCTGGATGTGAAAAACCCCCGCGAGCGTTCGCTCGAGAGGGTCAGCGGTGAACTGCTTGGTGTTGTTGTCGCTACTTCTTTACTTCTTCGCCTTGGATGTCGGGTGATTGTACCGGCGGGCAGCGACTGCTTCTTCGCTGTTGTCCGCAACGGTCGGCGTTTCCGCGATCACGAGCGAGCCTTCCGACATCGCCTTCCCGATCCTCGAGAGGAACCGGAGAGTGGCGGGATTGCTGCCAAGGCCTGACTTCTCGAAGAAGCCGGTCAGATCCGCATCGCCGAACTTTGCCACGACTTTCGTCGCGAGACCGACTACAGCTTGGAGCTGCTCGGGCTTTCCGTTCCCCAGGTCCTTGTCCGCGAGCGAGGCAGCTCTCCATGTCTCGTCCTGCTCGCGCCACTTCTCACCACCGGTCGGATTCGCATCCGAGGGCGGAGCGTAAGCGGCCAACCGTGCCGTGACTTCGGCAGCGGCTTCCTGCGCGACAAACTCGAGCGTCTTCTGCGCATTGTCTTGTGAGAGTCCCAGCTCGCGCGCTTTGGCGGCTGTCTTCTCGACGATCGCAGCGTCGACCCCGGCGTTGTCGGGGAGCTTCAGTTCATACTTGTCAGGTACGCCTGCCTTCTTCGCTGCTTCGGCGGCTGCAGCGTCGGCGGTTGCTTGAGCAGCTGCAACATCAGCCGCTTTCTGCTCGGGAGTCTTGGTGGCTTCGGCAGCTGCAGCAGCCTGAGCCGCAGCGTCGACAGCAGCCTGGTCGCCGGCAGGAGCTCCGCCGGCACCAGAGGTTGCAGTCTGAGAGGCCTGCGTTGCAGCGTCGGCCGCCGTAGTTGCACCAGCGCCAGGAGCGCCAGCTGTAGTCGTGGTCATTCGTTCTCCTTTTGGTTTTCACGCATCATGTCGATGTACCGCTGGGGAGCGGCCTCGACGATCTCGCCGAACACGAAATGCCCGACGTCCTGCCTTCCAGCGTTGAAGTTCGTGCGCGCGTCATTCACACCGAGCACTGTCTGATTGACGCCGGCGTGTCCGAGGATCCGCCACAAGAACCGGCGACCCTGCGGTAGCTCGAGGATCGCCTTCAAGTCGTCGATCTCGCGCATGCGGCCACGGCGTTCCGTTTTGTCCGCTTCGGCGACCTGCTTGGGATCCGCTGCATTCCCGACCAGCGCTCGCTTCTCACTCATTGCGTGCCCTGGCTGTTCAACACATCGGTGAGCGCGTTCTTACCTGTGGTATCAGCCTGCGAGAGATTCTTCGCGGTCTGGGACGTCTGCTGAGCGAGTGCGGCCGCCTGCTCCTGCTTCTTCGCCTCGGCCCGCGCCTGGCGCACGACCGCGACCTGCTCGTCAGACACGATGATCCGCGGAGGAATCCCGGTCATGTCGCCGTATTCGTCGACGAACTGATCGCGGTCCATCTTGTCGAGCACCGTCGGGTCGACCGCGGCGAGCTGCGCGACCAGAGCGGCGAAGCGATCCATCTGACCCAGGCTCGCCGCCTTCTGTGCCGCGTGCATGATCGAGATGTATTCGACCTTGAGATCCATTCCCTCGAGCTCGCGCGGAGGAGGCGGCACCAGACCACGGCGCAGCATGATCGCGAACAGCCGGCTAATGAACGGATCGAGGAAGTCCTGATTGAGCTGCTCTAATACGGGCCCGATCGCGAGCATCTTCTCTTGCTGCCGGACGGCGATCTCGGCGGCGGTCACGGGCTGCGTGCCGCGTGACTCGTCGGAATACATCTGCATGAGGAACAGGTCTTCGAAGAACCCGCGCTGGATCCTCGATCGGCAGGCCTTCTGCTTGAACTCAAGCTGCTGGATCTCGGGCTTCACCTCGTGCGCCGGGCGGAAGCCCTGCGTGCCGTTCGGTGTCGAGTCGTAGGTGATCTCGCCGGGAAGGATCGATGCCTTCACCGATCGCATGTTGGTGGGCGCCACCATAGGAGGGTTCACCATCTTCTCGATCGCCTGCATGCCACGCTTCTCACCGGTCTGCAGCTGCTTGACGTCGCCTAGGACGATCATGCCTGGGCAATCGGTGCCGTAGACGTCTTCGCCCGTGATCGCCCAGCGGGGAGCGAAGACGGGGAATTCGTCGAAGCCCATTTCTTCCAGGAAGAGATCATAGGCTTCGCCGGTGGTAGCGCCGCCCGTCGCTTTCTCGTAGTAGCAGCTGGCGAATGGCTTGTACTTCGACTCGAGCTTGGTGGAGTCGTAGAGCTCGTTGGAGGTGATGATGTGCACCACCGGGACCCACGTCTCGTAATTGGCGCGATCGTAAGCGGCCTTGCTCGAGACGGAGAGCTTGTCGTATCCGAACTTCTCGACCATCTGCCGGACGGTCATCCGGAACTCGCGAATGAACGTGCGCACCCGGAGCTTGTGATCGTTGGCGAGCAGATAGCTGCCGATCGCGAACGGGTAACAGCGGATGACGTCTTCGTCGTCCTCCTCGAGCATCATCGCCGCGGTCGCGAATACGCCCATGTCCTGGTAGACCGTGGGAAACGCGTTGTACGCGTTCGAGCGGAGGAGAATGGTGCGCATGGTGTCGGTCACATCGTCGAGCCAGATCTTGACCGGGGCGCGTTCGGCGAGCTTGGGATCCGGAGTCGTCAGACGGAACCAGGCGCGCGCCGGCGACGTGATGCCGGACATCATACCCGAGGAGAGCGTGCGGGCGGAGAACGTCGCGGTCGAGTCGATGATCTTTAAGTTGCGGCGATCGCCGCGGTTCGAATCGGTGACCTGGAAGCGGCCGCGCCGCGGCAGGATGTAGTCGTTCAGATCTCGCCAGTGCGAGATGAAGGACGACTGATCGATCGCGAGCTGGCTCCGGAGCTGCTCGAACCGCTGCTTCCTGGAGAAGATCACCTGACCACCAGCGCGAGGAGCTGCGGTCATGTGCCGAGAAGCGTCTTACGCTGCATTGGCGGTTCGGTTGCGAGACCCGAGGGCCCAGTGAGGAGAGTGCCACCGCGATCGCTGGGCGTGACTGGGCGTCTCTTCTTCAGGTCGGAGATGACAGCCGCTTGCTGCGCTGCGAGATCTGGCTGTTGTGGCGCCGGCGGCAGACCTGGAACAGCGGGAGCCTTTGGCGCTTTCTTGCCAGCGCCGGCCGCGAGCGCGCCGGCAATCCCACCCAGTCCAATCGCCAAGGCTGTCAACGCGGCCACTATGCTACCTCGAGGAGAAATTGTCTCTCGAACGGCTGGAACCCTTTGCGCTCGAGCGAGCGGGGATCCACGGGACTCTTCGCCTCGAGCGTCATTACGATCCAGTGCGCGTTCAAGCGGCCGTGCGTGATGAAGCGATCGAGGAGTCGCGCGCCGGCGGACGTGCCGCGGTAGCCCGGATCCACCCACCAGAACATCTCGGCGAGGACCGTGATCGCTGGGTTGTACGGGTGAGGCGCCAGGTAGCCGGCGATGAAGCCGATCGGCCGCGGTGCGTCTCTTCGTGTTGCGACGAAGAAGACCTGGTTCTCGATCAGGTTCCCGACGAAGTCCATCGCAGTGCAGTCGTTGTCCGGGAAGAGCGGGCGCTTCGTGCCGAAGAACTTGTCGAACTCTCGCAGCTGCTCGAGGAGATACTCGCGGTCGTCCTGGATGGCGTGCCGAATGAGCGTCATCAGAAGCTGTCCTCGGGCTCGGTCAGCAGCTGCTCAATACCTTCCAAGCGCTCGCGCATCTTGTCCAGGTTCCAAGAGAGAAGAGCCGCGTCACGTGAGAAGCCATATCGCTGATAGATCGGCCAGACCTTCTCGTTGAACTCGGAGAGGTAATTCCGGTGCGCGATCTCCGTCGCCTCAGCCATCGGGATGAACTCTTTCGTCCGCTCGGTCATCATGAGATGAGGCTCCCGCGACGCTCTTCGAGCGGATCCCAGTCGGAGTCCATTCCACTCCGAGGATAAGTTCCGCTTTCCAGGCCGAGCATGTTCTCGACGGAGCGCGGCCTGTCGGGCAGCGCGAACGTCACCATTAGCGCGTCCCAATAGTCGGGCGAGTGGCCGTTCAGCTTTTTCTTGACCTGGTCCTTCTCTTCGACGCGCAGCCGGCCCTTATGGAAGGTGTACGTTGCCGCGCACGCTTCCTTTACTATGCCAGGCACGTTCGGCAGCTGCCCGCCATTCTTCACCCACTCAGCAAGCAGGAACTGCATCTCGCTCCGGCGGTTGAAGTAGCGGGTGTCGAGCGCGTTCGATGAGAAGTTGATCGGGATGAGATCGATCCCGCCCAGGCGGCACTGGTCTTCGACGCCGGCGCCGTATCCGCCGGTCGAATCGATCAGCTCCATCTCCGAGCCCCACTTCCGCTTCGCGTTGGCGATCCGGGCCGCGATCGCGTCGGTACGAGCTCCGCGCATCTCGACGGGCTTGAAGGCGCGCAGGCCTTGGCGTGGGAAGATGACTGTGCGATCGTCGCCGAACCTGGCAGGATCGATCCCGAGCCGCTTCTGCACGTTGCCGTATGCAGAGTCCGGAACTACGCGGGACATCGCTTCGCGCACTTCGTCGGGCGAGAGCAGCGCGTTGATCGCGGACGGCGGGAACTGGCCCAGGATGAACGCCATGACCCACGGGTTGTCGCGGCCGTGAGTCTTGATCTGTTGACGCGCCCAGTCAATGTCGATCCGCGGGCTCCGCTTCGGTTCATCTGGATCGCCTGTGATCCGGATAACGTGCCAGAGATCCGACTGTGTGTCGACGGCCTCGTACAGCATGCCGTCATGCGAAGTGGGGTTACCGGACTGCATGATCTTCCCGAACAGCGGTTTCGTGGAAAGTCCCTGCTCGGCAGCTCGCTCGACAACCGTCGGGATGTCACCGGACTCGTCGACAAAGTAGGCGATGTAGGGCGAGTGCAGCCCGGAGAGTGTCCGGCCCTGCGCCTGCGCGTCCGCCTTCTTCGGGAAGGTGCGAGCTGACATCCACCACGTAGCTGCATGCTGGCGATGGAAGATCCGCGTCTGTGTCCACTCGAATTCGCGCATTAGAAGGGGCGATGCAGCGCGCCAGACCGCGAGCTCCTTCCAGAGACCATCTTTCAAGTTGTCGCCGGTGACCGACATGGCGAACGCGTTGGGATGCTTCCCTTTCTCTGCGACACAGGAGAGGAAGAGCCAGGCGCACCACGCCATCAGCGTGGACTTACCAGGGCCCGAGCACGCCTGGAGCGCGATCCGCTGCATCTTGGGATCCGAGCTCACGAACGCGTTCAAGCCATCCGCCTGCCATGCATCCGGCTCCGCCCCAAAGTTCTCGCGGACGTACTCCACAGGCTTGGCGATCCAGCGTCGGACCGTGTCGGCAGCCGCTGCTATGCGATCGCTCATCTCTAGGTCACCGTAATGGTTTTGGTTGCCCCGCCCTGCCGGGTCCGGAAATTCGTGCCGTCCCACCAGATCTGGCCGTCGACAAGATTCGCCGGTGTAGCGCCGATGTTGGTGAGCTCCAACTGACCAGCGCCTCTGATCTTGGCTTTCACCGTTGGCGGATTACCGCTTCCGTCGGCAGTCTCGAACACGAGCGACGCGCGCGGATTAAGCGCTTCCTCGGTCTTTGCGACGACGCGCGCCGAATCCGACTGACCGAAGTTCGTATAGAGGTGCTGGAATTTGATCGCGTTCTCGAGGTTCGCCGCGGCTGCCGCGCTGTTGTACAGGGTTAACAGTCCTGCAACCGCGCTCGCGATCGATGCCGTGCCCGCCGACAGCGCGCCGGCGATCGCTGCCGAAGCTGCGCCCAGCGAGCCGAAGCGCGCGTCCTGATGGTTATTTCCTGTGTTGACAACCCCATTCGGGTAGATGCCGGCGATCTTCGTGAAGTCTGTCGCGTAGGTCGTCCAACTGATCCCCACGCCGCCCATCACGACAATAGAATTGGCGCGAGTGTTCCCTGTCGTCCGGATTATGTTGGTGAACCGCGAGTGGTTGACGCCGATCAGCATGACGCCGTTCGAGGAGTCGCAGTCGAGGAACTGTCCGACAGCCCCCGCGTTCCGCCCGGCATACTTGCCGCCGATTACGGTGAGGTGATTCTCCACGACGAGAGCCGTGCCGGTGTAGCCAACGCGGAACATGGCGGCTGCGGCGTTATTCGTGAACGGCACGTCCTCGCAGTAGCAGTCGACGAACGTGATGTTCTGGCAATCTTTTGCGATCTCTGCCCCGTAGTTGTCGATCTGTTCGAAGAGGCAGTGCTCGAAACGGATCGCGATCGAGGAGCCGAGGAACTGAACACCGATGGGGCAGCCCACACCGGTGTTCGGCCCGTAGAAAGTGCAGTGCTCCCAGCTGTCCGTTGTCTCGTTTTGGCCAGCGTAGACAACTGCTGCGACGGTGCCCGAGCAATACACGTTCGTGAACTTGTTGTTGATCGTGCTGCTGCAGTAGACCGGTGTCTGGAATCCCTCGATCCCGATGTTCTCGAATCGGGCGTAGATGACTGCGTCCAGCCTGAGCCCGTACCGGCTGGTTGTCGCGCCGCCTTTGACAGAATTCCCGTGGAAGTAGAAGCCTTGCACCGACATGTGGAAATGGAAGCCCGAAACCCCGTCGGCGGCGACCGTAAACAGATCCTTGGTGGTGGCCGGATTGAAGTTGATCCGGGTCGCGTTTGGATTGATGGCAAATCCGGCGATGAATTGGAATCCGGTGTCTCCCTCGAGCTGCGTGCCCTGTGGGATCGTCCAGCCCGTGGCGCCGAACTCGTAGGTCCCGGTCGGGTGCCATGCTTTGCCGTGAACGGCGGCCGCGGCGTTCACGCACTTCTGACTCGCGGCCCAGTCCAACTCCTGCGTCAGTGCTGTCGCCGCTGGGTAGACTACTTGCGCCGCTGCCAACGTGCCGAAGAATCCGGACAAGGGCCGCGACGTGGCGTCGGCTATCGCGCCATAGTCCTTTGCGTTGAACCTGGCGTTGTTCGCGAGATAACCTGATAGCGTCGTAACGGTGCGGCCACCGCCTGGCAGGGAAACCGCGCTCGAGTCGAGCGTCGTCCAGTCAAAGCCCGACGCAGTGCCGGTTAGGACCTTCCCGGCTGCCGGTGCCGGAATAGTCGTGTCGAAGAGTGCCGGGTTGAGCGTTTCCTCCAGTTTGATCGACCGATTCAGCTCGTCCTGTTGCTGCTGATCGATCATGACCAGGCGATCGAACTCGTCTTCGTGAACGGAAGCGAAATACTCGCCTTGGTTCCGGATCGACACCGGCTGCGCCACGTCCATGACGCGGCGAATGACGAGTGTCTCGCCACTAACGAGCGCCGCTACGAGTGTTACGGTCCCAGTGGCCTCACCCACGCCCGTGACCGAGTAGTGCGTGATGTGAGTGAGTTGAGTCTCGGCGCCCGCCGCCGATCGCTTCGTGACGCGGAGATCCGTTGCCGCGAAGACTCGGAACGGAAAAGCAAAGGGACCGGTTGACCCGGTCCCTGGATAACTCGTCCGTGATGCCGTAGTAGTGAGCGTCATCCGCCGCCTGCCCTCTCAGCCGCTCGCATCACGGCGCGAGCTTTCTCGGCAGCAGTTGCCTGCTTCGCCATCTCCCGATCGAAGCGCTCCCGCTCTTTCTTGATGCCCGGAATGTGCTTCTCATACCACTGCACACGGGCTCCCAGATGATTCAAGGCTGCGGTCTGGGATTGGAGTTTCTTCACCATCTGCTCGCGATCGTACTGCAGTCCCCGCATGAACCCCACGAGATTGACCAGGATCCCACACCAGTGGCGGAACGCCTTCAATCTGGATCCAAGTCGCGCCCATCGAAGCCTGGCGTTAAAGGCGATCCGGATTCGCGTCTTCTCTCGCTCTGAGAATACCGGAGGGGCACTCATCGGCCGACCACCTCAAGCTGGGGCGTCGGCTGTTGCTCGCTCGATCGACGAGCTTCGCGCTCGGCATAGTCCTGGTTGGCCGCGGCACTCTCAATCAGCTTCTGCTCGTGATGGCGGAATGCGAGATACTCTTTGGCAATCATGGGCACGCGTCGCTCGTACCAGCTCACGCGCGCGTTCAGTCGATTGATGTGCGCGACGGAGTTGTTGAGCGCTTGAGCCATCGACGCCTGATTGGCCAGGACGACGGTGACGTTGGCGCGAACGTGGATCCAGAATCGAACGAAGCTCCGGATTCGCGCGAAGGTGCTCGGCTGTTCGGGAATGGCGGCAGTTGTCATTTGGGTGTCCGACTTTGAGTGAGGATCTCCTCGAGCGTGGCGCCGACGTCGTGCTGATGCTTCTCGGTGAAGTAGCCGAGCAGCTTTCCGACGTTGACCAGGGCGCCGGGTTGATCGTGCATCTTCATCTCGATCCCATCCTTGGTGACTTTGACGCCGGCGTAGAGCGCGGCCGCGGCAGGCGAGAGCGAGCGCGTGTCCTTTATGAACGCGTCACCCGATCCCTCGCCGAAGCACTCTGGACAATCAGCGGCCGGCGGAAGCGTGTGATTGAAGCCAGGCCCGCCACCTTCGTCGAACGCGCCAGGCTTGGAGCCGCGCTTCGCTTCTTCGAGCTTATCCCAGGCAGCGATCGACGCCTGATGCTGGGCCTTCTTCAGCTCGAGCTCGCGGGTCGTGTATTGGTATTCGTTCTTCTTCCCGTAACAGTGCCGGCAGCAGGTCCGGCGGAACTGGACGAGTTCGTTGGGATCCGCGGTGCCGATGAGCCAGAAGCGGCTAACCAGTTGATCTGCCGTGATTTCCAGCTTCTGGGCACGCTTCGCTTGGCCGGCGGCGACAGCCTCGGCGACCTTAACATTCTTCAACAGCCGTGCGGCAGCTGAAGCGGCTACTGTCTCACTCTTCACGCCGTATGCGACCATGTAGGCGCGTGTCGCGTTCAAGTCGACTAGGTATTCGGCGACGAACAGCAGCTGCTTGAGCGAGAGCGGACGGATTTTCGCTGGTGTTTTCCCACCCGCCGTCGGTTTCCCCACCTTCTTTTGCTTGCTCACGTGGGAAGCCGGACCTCGCGAACCATGACGCCCAGCACGCGACTAAAGGCCGTTTGCGGATATTCAGAATCCCAGCCACCACAATCGCGGATCGCAGCGAAGCCGTCCTGGATAGCGCGGATCTCGGCGACCGCCGCCTTGTCGACGTCGCCTTGTGGCCGGTCCTTTACTCTCACTCGAGTCCGCGTCATTACGAGCACTGGCGGACCGCGGCGAGGAATCCGGAGAGTCCCGATCGCATCTGACGGCGGCGCGACTCTTTTCGCGCGATCGCGACTCGAGTGAGACTGGCGCGGGCGAGGGAGGGAGCTACGGCGCCCGGCGGCGAAGCCGATTCGAACAGATTGTCCCAGTGGAGCCGCGCGAGCAGGAGGCGCTTCTCTCCAATTTCCTTCGCTATGCGCACCGAGACGAGCGTGCTGTTTACGATCTCATCTTCCACACTCTCGGGCGTGATTCCGCAACGTGATGTCAAGGGTATCACGTTCGCCCCGATCGGCCACTAACACATCAGCTGATGCGCCGAGCGGATGCACGTAGGCGGCTTCGCGTAAGCTGTTCAGCTATTTGTGAACCTTTTTCAGCATCTCCACGAGCTCGGGCAGGACGACGCATGCGGCCCACACCTGGACGCGTTCCCGAGCTGGCAGACCGTCGTCGGGAATGAGCCCGGCGATGATGCCGACGTGATGCTGGACGGTCCGCGGGCTCATTTTGAGCTGGCGGCCGATCGCTTTATAGGAGAGCCCCATCCCGATCAGATTCGCGACGCGCTGCTCCGAGGCCGTGAGCGGCCGGAACGGCACGACAGCGACGAGCTTCGCGAGCTGATCGAGTAGCAACTGACGAGTTTTCCTTGGCATGGCCGCCGGAATAAGAGAAGCGGCCCCATCCACCGGACTCATCTTCTGAGCGGAGTAATGGGGCCGCAATGTGGGCCACGAGTTGTCCCGGTCCGGGCTCGCGCCTGCTTGGCGCGAAGCTAATCTATGTATGCAAGTCTAAGTATATGAAAGAGTTACGTCGCGCGCAACGTGTTTACGGAGTAGTCCTTCATCTCGACGCGCTGGATCTTGGCGCCGACAACGGTGCTCGACTTCCCGTCGGTCTTGAAATCGGTCACTGAGACCTCGACAGAGAGGCCGGCCGCTCGAGCTGCGTCGACCGCAGCCGTCAATTCTGTCAGCGCCCTGTTCACCGCATCAGCGAGTGCTTGATCGTCCACTTTTCCACCTCACTTGTGTATAGGTATGACTCGCACGGGGACAACTGGTTCCGGCGGCGCGACCTCGAACCGCTGGAATTTCTTGCAACGCCGGCACTGGACGTAGATCAGGCCGTCGGGCTCAGCCGGCATGCGATCGACGGCACCGGTCCAGATCGCTACCTCGGGTGTCATCCCGACGCGCGAGCGGCAGCGCCGGCACCGAAGCACAGTGCCGAAGGTCACGATCACGTGCGCAACCGCGGACAGAAGGCGAGCTCCGCCTAACTACCGCACGCCATCGGGATCGCGATGAACGCGACCAGCGTCCAGAACACGATCTTCGCGCCGATCGTAACCCAGCGCCTCACGTGTTCGCTCGCGTGACTGAGGCGACGAGAGGAGAATCGATCGCGCCAGATCTCGCGCCTGCGCGCGGAGTTTAGTGTATAGCTCCGGCTGCCCGGGCTTCGGCGCGTGATACGTGAGAATGCCTTGTCGAGCTGCGCCTGCTCTTCGGCTGAGAGTTCGTCCAACGTGCCCCCCTTAGTTGCGTGAGATCGGATGGAGCGGTACGTCGCGCACGAGCCGGGGCCTCCGCTCACTGGGCAGCGGCTCGGTTGGAACAGGTTGGTCCTTTTTCTCCGGATTTTCGCGGGGCGTTTCGCACGATCGCGCGACATTCCAGATCCACGCGATGACTCCGAGTCCGACGACGTACCTGAGAACAGCGAGAAGTGTCATCGTGTGAGCCCCAGTTTGGCGGCGACGTCCAGCATGACAGCTGACACGACCGCGGGATCGGTGACGCCGCCTGGCTCCGGCTTGTATTCCTGGAGCTGCGGCGTGGAAGAGTCTTCGACGAAGAGCATCGAGAGCTGACCGCCCTCGAGGTCCTTCTGGATGCGGCGCCATTCGCCGACGACATGCTTAGCGAAGAAGGGATGACCGAGCGAACGCGGAACATCGCCACCGGTCTTGCTCGGATTGAACACTCGGCACGCGGACTCGAGGAGCGGAATCGCTCGATCGACCGGGACCAGGGCGAGGATCTTCTTAGCCGCTTTGAGCGAGCCGAAGTTGTCTTCGCTGATCGTGTCCCAGTTCCGATCGGAGAAGATCGCGTTTGCAGCTCTGATCAACCTGACGTCGTCGGGATCCGCGATCGGCCGTGGCTCCGGCGGCTCTTTCGGTTTCGGCTTCTCGTATCTAGGTACATCCAGATCTAGAGCTTTACTACCTAGATGCGTGTCACGCCGTGTAACGGGCGGTACACCCGGCTTTGATTGGAACTGCTGCGGCTGCAGCGAGTTAGCGGGTGTTACGGCCTGTCTCGAAGTGTCCTGCTCCGGCCCGCACAGAATGACCTGGTCCGATTTGCCAGAGTTGCATTTGCGACATGCGGTCGTGAGGTTCGATTCATCGTCGCTGCCTCCTCGGGCAACTGGAACGATGTGATCGACTTCTAAGACGACGCCATCACCGCGGGCGCCACAGTACTGACAGGTGAAGCGATCGCGCGAGAAAACTGCGAACCTGACGCGCGGCGAGATTCCGTCTGACGATCCGGCTCCGCCGGCGTGGCGACCTGCGATCGTGAGATCGGGCAGCTCGACGCCGGCGTGGATCCTGATTGTCGTTCCCTTTGTGGTAGAGATGACGTCAGCCAGACCGTGTCTCGCCATGCCGTCCAGGAAACGCGCGACACGAGTATGCTTCCAGCCCAGCTCCCTCGCCCACATGCGGATCGAGGCCGACGGCCGCGCGCGGACAACGACAAACGCCTTCTGCCATTCAGCGTCAAACAGAAACCAGTGCTGCTCGCTCAACGCGGAGGGCCTCCGCTCACCAGGCGCGGCTGTTGGCCAGGCGGAAGCCTGGTATTGTCGATGAAGCCCGAGCCGGTGCTGCCGGTGATTTCCATGAACGCGTTTTCGGCCTTGGCTGAGTCGACGATCACCTGTGCGACGCCGACGATGGCCCTGGCGCGCTCAATGTCCAGCGGCTGCTCCTTGTCGCGCAGGTCTTCGAGCGTGGCGAAAAGATGATTGCGCAAGTCCTCGATTTTGTTCTTCACGTCTGACTCTCCGTTTGAGTGCGCCGAGTGCGGTGATCGCACCCTTGATCTCCGGCGGCAGGTTGTGGATTGAATTGCGCCGGCACAGATCCGCGCGTGTGATTAGCTCGAGGTTGGGCAGCTCGACGTTCAGCTTGTCACGATCCTTAAAGCAGAGCGCGTGACCAGGCGGTACCGGCCCGTTCGCGTCCTCCCACAGAATCACGTGCAGCGCGCGCCATGCGAGTGCGCCCGGTTTGTCGTCGCACACCTTCATGTCGATGTAGCCGTCGCCGTTGACGCGCAGCGCGCCTATCGCGTACAGCTCGGGATCCCAGCGTTTCGAGATCTGCCCCTTCTTGAATTGCGTCTCTTTCATCCGGCCCGGACCGTAGCCCGGGCGTCGCAGTCCCCTGTTCGCCGGCGGGTGCCCTTTCGGAAAACGAAAGCGAGTGCCGGCGACCTGGAGCTTCGCCGCCGTGTCGGCCGCGAGTGCGGACGCGTACTCCGCGCTCTTGTGCAGCCCGAGCTTCGCGGCGATCGCATGCACCTTCTGCGTTGTGCGGCCGTTCCCCAACCGCTTCGCGATCTCGGTGGTCGGCCGGTGCGGGTAGAGCTCGCGCACAACGACGAGCTCCTGCGCGGTCCAGAGACGACGGTTCATGCGCGTACCTCTTCGACACCTGCATACGTCCTCGCCTTGCAGGGATCGCAGGCGAATCGCCGGCTGCGATCAGGAAGAGGACTCAAGGCGCGCGCGATCATCCAGCTCGCCTCTCTGATGCAGCCAGGAGTCGAGCATCCGCGATGTTGCCACACCGTTCCGCGGCGCTGTTCCCAGGAGGTCGGGCCGCGAAAGGCTTTGCGATCGCTCATGCGCTAGCCCTCCGTTGATCAGGAATGGCAGCAACGATCCAAACAGTGTGTCGATGCTTGTGATGACGCTTGACCGGGCTCCGCCTGGTCACATCGAGCGGTGCGAGTCCGGCCGCTTTCATGATTCGCGGAAGCCAGGACGTCTGACGCTGTTCCTTCACCTTGTCTTCCATCGGAGCGCCACCGACCTTGATGCCGCGTTTCTCCTCAGCCTCGAAGACGACTTCTCCGACTGTCACGCCATGAGACCCCCGGGCGTGCGCGAGCTCCTTCGCGATCGCGACGAGTGAATCGAAGATCTCGCCGCCAGGCTCGGGAGGTATAAAATCCCAGAGAGTCGGCGACGTCACGCTGTCGGTCCGGCGGCGAACACGTTTGCCAGCTTCGCGAGCGCGTCGTGCGTATGACGATGGACGCGATCCTCTCGAACCGCCGCGGCCGTGAACGAGGCGATCCGCTTTGCGACCACCGCGCGATCGCCCTCACTGAGCGGAAGACCGCGGAGGGATTCGGCGAGCTCCTTCTTCGCCGCGGCCATGTTGGCGGAGACGAATCTCAT